CTGAGTACAATAAAGTAAATTAATTAGATTAATAATTGTCCCTAAAAGACTAGTAGAACAGACCCCAGAAGGCAATCCATGTATCATTCTGTATAAACGGCCTCCTGGTGTTATGTAGTCTTTAATTCCAATAGTATCAAACATTGAAATAAAGTGATAATCAATCTTCTTAGAATTAAGTGGGTAATAAAGTCTTATAATTGAAAGTCCAATAATAATAAGAGTTAAATATAGTCTCGAATCAAATCTTTTCCAATCACCTTCAATACAAAATTTGCTTTGACTAATATCATTTATTAATCTTTCATGAGTAACAATTGAATTTCCAATGTAACATGGACCTGAATTTCTTTCTCTGATAAAATTTGCAATTTGATCAATCCAAATTGAACTATTTATTTCAGTGTGAAATTCAGGCATGTGTACAGCCCTACTTGATAAGATTTCATCATCTTCATAAAAATACTCCCTTTTATTACGAGCGCCGACGACGTACGTATTTGGGAACATGTTATTTCTATCTAATTTCTTTCCATTTTCAGCGCAGTCATCTATATATTCCCACCTCTTCTTTGCTAAGAACATTGCATCTTCAGCAGCACTCCCTTTCTTTTTGTGTCCAAAATAAGAATTAAGATGGAAACCAGGAAAGGTGTCCGCATTATATGAAGTTAAATGACAATCTTCTGAGAAGCATTCTGATAATTCAGAGATTTTTAATTTTCTAATTGCAACCTTAATTGCTTTTTCGTAAATTTTTATGCTTTTCATTGATGGAAGGGAAGAAACTACAGAGTCAGTATCAGGAATCATTGTTCGTTGAAGTGTAACTTTATTGCTTTTAAAACAACCATGCATTGTCACATTTTTATCAACAAAAATGTCATTTCTATCAAACAATTCAGAATTTAAATGATAAAATTCAGACATCGGATCATAGCTTCTAGAAATGATCTGTTGTCTATCTCCATTACGAATAATATGTCTTCCTAAGTAGAATGAGTTAATATTATCAACTTCTAAATCCCCTTTTTCTAAAATCTTATCATCCTTATGAAGATAAACAGAATCATTTTTAGCTATGTAGTCAAATTTATGATTTTGTTTAATAATTTTATATTTATTATCATTGTTTTTAGAAAAGCCCTTTCCCCCTACGCTATTATCATTAATAACTTTACTTACTAAGCTGTTTTCAGCTTTAGGCCTACCTTTTCTATGAACTATGTA